GCTCTGTAAGGCTATCTCTTGATGTCTCTGGTAGGGATGTACTAGGTAAGGGATAGGTGAGGCTTAAAAGGGCTTAGAGGAGGATATAGAGCTATTGGTACTGTTGTAGGTAGAGATCATTGCCATCCTTGGCTTATGTATCTAGTCTTCTTCGTCCTCTTGGAGGAGATCAAGGAGTTGGAGTCTCTTCTCTAACTTCTCGTTGTAGGTATCGTAGTAAGTCTTCCCTTTGGCTTTAGCTTTCTGATCGTACCTGTAGGAGACTCTTTCTAGTTCTTCGTGAGCATGACGTACTTTGAGTTCACTGCCGAACTTGTAGGTGATGAGATGGTCTGCCTTCCTGTTCTCCTTGAGAGCGTTGACTTCTGTTTCTACAAGAGATGAGCCAGAAGCAATGATGTTGCCTATGGATTCAAGGGAATTGGTAATGGCTCCGAAGAGTCTTGAAATGATCATGGTAGTTCCTCTCTAGGTGAATGGATAAGGGGAACTGCTCTTCCTTGAGCAGTCTTGTGGTTACTTCTTCCTGATGGCATTACGAAAGTTAATACTTACTCCTGAAGGAGCATTTGGATCAGTCTTCCTGATTTCGAGGTGAAGAGGATAGTCGAGGATGAGTACTTCACCGTTATCCATGTCATCCAGTAAATTCTCCATCTCACTATGAAGAAGTTTCCCTTCTCGAGTAAGGAATTTAGAAGAGGGATCAATCTGTGATCCACAGATTTGAATGTGCTTACCAGAATCATCAGTAAGGATGATGTTGATCCATCCTTTACTACTATTTGTAGATGAAGTACGAGGGGAAAAGTTGATGTTGTCCATGGTGTTTATAACCTCTATTTGTGGTTGTTAAAGAAGATGGATTAACAGATACAAAAGATAAATCATTAATCCAACAGACTCAGTGAGGTACGAACTGAGTCCATATTGAGAGCTCTATGAGAGAGCCTATGAGAGCTATACACAAGGCATATCAAGCATAGAGGTAGGGATGTACCAGGAACATAAAGGGGTGGTCTTATAGAGCCATACAGAGCCTATGGGGGGGATGTTTAGGATGAGAGAGGTATATGGGGTGATATACCCAAACCTACACAAAATATATCCCACAAATCATACATACCTTTGAACCTAAGGTACTGGAGAAAATACACCTTATCTCCTATATCCTAAACCTATATGGATATACCACAATCTATATAGCTAACCTAATCCCAAGAGATGAAACCTATCAGAATTTATCTCTAAGGATTACAGAATAAATACTCCTTAAGCTAACTATTAGAGTTATATCTCAAGTTATATATCTAAATAAGAATATATCTCTAATAGGGTCTTTTATTCTTATGCCTATTATTAGAGATATATTCTTATACGGGCGAGAATGGAAATAGAGAGAATGAGTAGAACAAGGTAGGGGATAGTCCTTTAAGGGGGAACTTTCTTTCCGCGGACTTTAATGTGCGTTGTCTCTGGAAAGGGGAGATGTGAGGAACCTCCGTAGCGCAGCGAAGGAGGTTCCGAACATTCACCTTGAACAGAAGACAGGAGCAGATTAAAGCAGGAAAGAAAGTTCCCCTATAAAGAATGGAAATATGAAAAAAGATATAAGGATAAGAAGAATAAGAAGGGATTGAATGAATAAGGAACTATCAGGGCTCAATGAGATTCAATAAGTGATCTAAGGATGACAGATTCTCTTCTGAAGGTAGGTTGATTAGGGGTAAGAGCTTTGAATCCAGATGAAGAGATGACAGTGAGGTATAGGGTTCTATATTTCTGAGGGGTAATAGTGATATCTGTTATACGAGCTTCTATGGTTCTGGTTCTATCTTGAAGGGGAGAATAGAGAGAGCATTTGATTCTCTCTTTCCAGATAACTCTATCTCCTATCTTGAAGGTATTGGTCTTGGTTCTTCTGGTTTTAGCTTTATCGGGAAAGGAGATAGAACGAGGTCTATAAGGAAGGATGACATCCTTCCTTCTTCTCTTTGAAGGTTTGGTTGAACCAGAGGGATTGGAACCAGAAGGGGTAATAGACTCAGGTTCAATAGGGGGTGGTTCAATAGGAAGGTTTGATAAGTTTGACATAACGACCTTTTACTAGAGATGAGATAGTTTTGGTGAGTTTCTTATTGATATAGACAAGATCACGTCTTGAGGAAAAGGTACAGATAAGCTCTACACGTTTATCTTTATCTTCAGAGGTGGTGCTAATGACATTGGCTTGGATGAAGAGAGGGATAGGAGATAGAGGGGTAGGATGAAGGAATCTAATAGTATCTCCAGGGTTCAATGAGACTGGTTGGGTATAGTCAGGAGATTCAAGGAATAGCTTCTGTGTTCTGAGATATCGTTTGGTAGGGTGTTTGGGTCTATAGGGGAATCCTTCTTTGATTCCTTCTGGTTCTAGTTCTGGTTCAAGATAAGTCATCTGTTGTTCCACCATTCTTTAATGAAATAAACAACCCCTATAACAAGACAGGCTATAGGGAGATACGTCATGATGAGTATTTCTCCTGTTGCTTTCTCTGGTTTCTTCTAATGAAGTAACCAGCAATTTCACATAAGCCATAGGAGATAGCAACATTGGTTAGAACCAATAGAGCCAGTCCTACATAGACATCAATATCTTTCATGGGTTGGGTTCCTTATGAGGTTCTATAGATAAGGGATTCAGAAAGGGATATCCCACATTGGATCAAATTGTTCCTTTTCCCTTTCCCTTTCCCTTGCTCTCTCTCTCTCCTTTTCCCATTCCTTTACTGGGTCCAGGTTAGGTTTTTGCTCTAGTTCTAATGCTCTCTTTCTTCGGAGTTCCTTTGTCTCATCATCAAGTCTTTTAGAGAACTTGCCAGGAGCATCTATGATATTTGAGAGAGCTTGTTTCTTTCCTTCTGGATGGGTTCCAACATATCTGGCTAACTTGAACCCTATCCAGAGAAAGAGCCATACGAACAAACCAACTGAAGAGATGGTAGAGAGGATGTGGAAGAGATTCATTGGGAGAGTTCCTTATAGTCAGGGATTAGATCAGTAGGGAGGGTAAGGGCTATGGACTTAGGAGCATATCTGAGGGTACCTGGGATACGAGTCCAAGTAGAAGGAGTAGAGACATTGTTCATAGGAACTTTGGTATTTCTGGTGACATTCTCTAAGGTGTCATATGTCTTCCTGTAACTCTTTTTCTTCTTGGCTGGTTTGTTTTTATAGACAGTTGTAGAACTGAGTTTCTGTATCCTCCATTTCCCGGTTCTTTTCTTGAATGCTTTATCTCCTTTCTCCTTGATATCCAGGAAGCGATTCAAGCTGTCGATACGATGAAGGGTAGGACCTTCCCAAGACAAGAATTGGATACCAGAACCCTTACGGAAAAGAGATGAATGGTGTCTGGTGATTCTCTTCATGAGCATGTCTGTACAGAACCCAGAAGACTCAAGTACATGGAGTTCTAGAGTTCTGGTTCCAGTTGTTTCAGACCATGATTCCTTTTTGATCTTTGCTTTGATATTCCTGACTCCTGTTCTGGAGCCATGAAGGGTAGAGAGGGTATAGGGTTCTTTGAAGAAGATGACATCTCCTGGAATGGGGTAATAGAGAGCTTCATTACGAAGAGCTTCATCATATGAATTCCTAGTCTTCATAGTCTTGTCAGTCATGTTCATTACCTTGGGTGATGGAATCCAGGATTGATAGGAGTACTCGTCCACATCAGAACCTGAGGGATATGGATTCTTCTAATCCCTCCATTGGTTACGGTTCCTGGTTTAATGGCAAAGGGTTCCTTGGATATCCATAGAGGGATAGGAGGAATAGGTTCGATATAGAGAGTGTCTAGATACACCCTTAACACCTTTGCACAAACTGGGTAGATGAAAGAAGGTTTAGCTTTCTTCCTCCCCTTACTCCATTTAATTCTATTGAACCGGATAAAGTCACCTGGTTCAAAGGATGAACATGGGGTTTGGAGAGCTTGGTTCAGTCTCTCTCCAAGGGGGAGTCTCTTCTTCTTCTTCTTCTTTAGTTTGATATGGGTACTCTTCTTAGGGTTCATTAGGGATGGTTCCTTGTTCTCAGGCATAGCAAAGCCTTCTGGGTTCAGAGAGAACCTAGAAGGCTTAAGCAATGCAATGGGAGTGGGTAGGTAGGTAGATGGAGAACTGCTGGATTACACACAGCAGGATAGGTTCAACAATCAACAGACATACCTATCGATACAACGGGTACTTCTGCTCAGACTTTTAATATTAGTCTGATATGTTTATATATTTATATATGTATATGCATAAAGGAGCTAAATCTCAAATTTCAGGCATAAAAAAGAACAGGTAGGTGGTTTCCTCCTGTTTGCTTAGAATACGGTTTTGGAGAACGTGAGTCTCCTGTGCCGTATAGAGGTTTCTTGTTATGTTTTCCCCCTATTTCTTGTTTTCTGCCATGCGAAGGCGGTTTCCTTCGCTCAGAAATCAACTCGAAGAAAATCAGGGTACCAAGATAACAAGAACAGAGACCTAACTATCAGTCTATCCTCTGCTACCTACCTAGTTGTAAGAGAACCAGAACATCCACAGTGATGTTCCCGTTTGAAGAAGTACAACAACCCGAAGGTTGTTGGTTTAGGACAACAATGCATTACGCTTTGTCCACAATCTCGACGCCCCTAGGTGCGCTTACCTGGATTCTTGGCTCTTACAAGAGAAATCCTCAACCAGGGTCAGCAGTTGGGCTTTGAACCCCTTGTGTCTACACTCCCCCCTTACTTAGGGCGAGAGTCAATTCTTAAAGACTCCAAGGCATTTCCTTATCTCTGGTCCTTCACTGCACTAAAACCATCGGTCTTGCCTAGTGCCATCCAATTGTTGAGAGGTAACCGAGTCAGAAAAGCTTCTTCAAACCTGAGAGATCATCCCTAAGGAGTCTCTCGATTTACCCTTCCGATCTGGAGGTATAGGGCGTTACCCCTACACTGTACCTACCCCTTCGTCTCTTTTTTATAGCCCGTTCACCCTCCTTACCAGAGGGGTGGATGCCAGCTCATTCCTTATATGCCACACCCTTATCTCTTTGGGACTATGTATCAGCCCACCAAACACAGTTAGATGCCCAGTGCTGTCCTCCGGGTGAAAGAGCCATCATTAATCCAGTCTTGATGACACTTCCCTGAGACAGAGAGCAACTCCAAACTAGAGTCACCCTCCTATCCCGGATTCTGGTCTGTTGATCCCTTACCAGTCTGAACTTCAGCTCTGGCAGTTGGCAGACCAGCCAAGGATAGCTAAGGGGTTCAATACTTGTCAAGGGAGGTACACTGTAAACATCTCAATTCTCTATATGACAATACGTTATGAGTGACCAATCTCTTATGTCTTCTGGTTCTAAGGCTCTCTATACCGCTGAGACCTTAACCTTGGATTCCTTGAAGTCCAGTCTCCCCAAGTTCCTGAGGGACTACACCACACAGGAGACCTATGACAGGGTTCTGACTTCCTTGAATGAAGACCGTGATCTGAAGAGACAGGTAGCAGCTAACGTTAAGCTGGTTCAGGAGGAAGATGGAATCAGGCTGGATGAGTTGGTGAAAGCCACCACATTCGTCACCTACAAGCTTCAGGGGATGAGTGATGAGGAAGCCTTTGAGATGGTCTTCCCAGAACGTGCAGCAAGGATTAAGGCAGTCTCAGGGGATTACAGGAAGCTCTACAAGAGCCGGGTAAGAGCCTATGCTCATGGGAGACTGGTAACACGATTGATGGAGCACTCCATCATTCCTGCTTGGATTAGGAACCATGGTGTTTATCAGGAAGCTGTAGAGACCCAACTGGACATCATGAGGAATGGGAAGAATGATGCTGTCAGACAGAAGGCAGCAGACAGTTTGATGACTCACTTAGCCAAACCTGAGAAAGGAGTTCCACAGGTTCAGGTCAATGTGAATGAAGGAGGAGGATTACAGGAAGTCAGGGAAATGCTGGACAAGCTCTCTCAGACCCAACAGAAGAGCATCATTGAAGGAACACCTGTCAAAGATATTACTGATGTGGATGTAGCATGAGCCGGAACAGCAACAAGAAACCCTTACACCACTGGCTTGAGGAAGTGGATTATCGATGGCTCAATAGTGCTCGATATACACCCAGTCAGGAATCATTGAAGTTCATGAACTTCATTAAGCTTGTGAATGGATACAAGAAAGAGGGGAATAAGACTCCTCCTATGCACCTACGGATGATAGACAGATTGGTGGAAGACAAGAACTATGTCGCCAATCTATGCTTCCGTGGTTCAGGTAAGACAACATTGTTTATGGAGTACTTTGTTCTGTATCTGGCAATGTTTGGTGAATGGCCTGGATTAGGAGATGTATCAGGAGTGATGTATATCTCAGACTCAATGGAGAATGGAGCCAAGAGTGCAAGGAAGAATATTGAGTACAGGTACTACAACAGTGAGTTTCTTCAGGAATGGATACCGGGAACTAAGTTCACAGATGGGATGATTGAGTTCACCAATAAGGCTGGACATAAGTTGGGAGTACGCTTATATGGAGCCATGGCTTTAAGTTTGGACACGGTTCTGTATAAAGCAGAAGGTGGGGGGACTACGATAGGGAAATGCGAAGTAGGGGAGAGAATCATAGGGGCAGACGGTAACCCCACTACCATTACGCACAAGAGCGATATCTTCCATAAACCTATGTATAGGATTACCTTACAAGATGGGAGAAGTGTCAAAGTATCAGAAGACCATTTGAATCAAGTATGGGTAAAAGATTTCAAAAAACACAAAACACCTTATCTGCATACTTACTCCGAACGTACCCTTACAACTTTTGAATTATTGAAAGAACCTCTTGTTTTTACTTGTTCCCGTGGTATCAAGAGACCTCGGTTATGGGTTGAGTTCAACAAGCCTGTGCAATGGCCTCATAACGAAGATGCCTTGATAGACCCTTATACGGTGGGTCTCCTATTAGGAGACGGCTCAATGCACTGTAAGGGTACTGGAACAACTCCTGTAGTCTTGACAGCTCTTGAAACAGATTGGCAGGAGTATGTACAACATATTCCTTATGAATTAGGCAAAATTTATGTTGACCCTCGAAGTCCTATAACGCACGCACGTACCATAAAAGGCATTGATAAATTTGTAAGGATGATGGGGTTAAACACCACATCCAAACACAAAAGAGTACCTAAAGAATATCTATACGGTTCTGTGGAACAGAGGCTGGCCTTACTACAAGGACTGATGGATACCGATGGCACCATAGGTAAGGATAACAAGCGTTCTTATACTTCTGCCAGCAAAGGGTTGGTAGAGGATGTGATGTTTCTTGTTCGATCATTGGGGGGTTATAGCTATTGGCAAGACAAAGGAAATGAAAGAGCTTATGCCTGTTCTGTCTATACTGATTTACCTTTATTCAGGCTTAAACGTAAATTGGATAGACAGAAGCCCATGAGGAATAAAGGAATGATGGCAATAGTTGCTATAGACCCTATCCCAGATGAACCTAGCCAATGTATAGCGGTATCCAACGAAGATAGACAGTTTGTCTGCAACGACTTCATTCGTACCCACAATAGTGGTCTTCGTGGTTCTAAGATTTACGGTAAAAGACCTACCATTGCCATATTGGATGATCTTATTAGTGATGAGACAGCCAAGAGCAAAGCCTCAATGGCATTGATCCGGGATACCATCTATAAAGGGGTAAACCATGCACTCGATCCTACAAGAAGGAAGGTCATCTTCAATGGGACTCCATTCAACAAGGATGATGTGCTTGTAGAGGCAGTGGAGAGTGGTGGATGGAATATCAACGTATGGCCTGTCTGTGAGAAGTTCCCTTGCTCAAGGGAGGAATTTGCAGGAGCATGGGAAGACAGGTTCAGTTATGACTACATCAAAGACCAATATGAATTGGCAATAGCAACTGGAAAGACAGATGCTTTCTATCAGGAATTGATGCTGAGATTAAGCCATGATGATGACAGGCTGGTTCAAGAGAGCGAGATAGGTTGGTATAGCAGACAAGCTTTGTTGAGCCAGAGAGAACGATATAACTTCTATATCACTACTGACTTTGCTACCAGTTCCAAACAGACAGCGGATTACACTGTGATATCTGTCTGGGCTTATGGAGGGGATAACAACTGGTATTGGATTGATGGAATCTGTAAGAGACAGGCAATGGATAGGACGCTTGACAACCTATTTAGCCTAGTCCAAGATTACGAGCCGCAACAGGTTGGGATTGAGATAACAGGTCAACAGGGCGGATTTATTCCCTGGATTCAAAAGGAAATGAGCCAAAGAGATATCTGGTTCAACTTTGCATCCAACTCTCCCAACAAGACATCTCCCGGTATTAGACCGGTCAAAGACAAACTTTCCAGATTCAACAGAGTTGTACCACTCTTCAAACAAGGCAAGGTCAAATTCCCCCAAGAGATGAAAGATTCAATCATCGTAGGGGAGTTCCTTCAGGAGTTGAGATTGGTTACACATTCAGGAATCAAAGGTAAAGATGATTGTCTGGATACCATTTCAATGCTCTCTGATCTCAGTCCCTGGAATCCTTTGGGTTCAGGTTCTGTGGTTCAAGAGAGCATTAAACGTATAGAACATGACCCTTGGGATTCTCATTCCCATACTCCTTCTGATACCACATCCTTCAGGAGTTACATCATATGAGCAAATCCATTGCTCAATGGTTTCACAGACTTTCTCTTGTTGAGTTCAGCAATCTTGAACTTGGTCAGAGTGGTTCTGGTTCAATTGATTGGGGGGATGTACGCAAGATTGTCTCCTTGATGAATGAAGGCTTGTTGTCCCTTCATACCCGGTATCTCCTCAAAGAGAAGATCATCCTCCTTGAACAGATTGCGCATAGGTCTGATTATCCGCTTGTAAGCTCATATGCGGACTCCCAATGGGCAGGAGGTAGTCACCCACCACCCCATATCAAGGACAGCCCTACAGAGCCATACAGAGACGATTTGCTGAAGGTTCTGAAGGTAGTCAATGAGAACAGGGAGATTTATCCTCTGAATGAGGACAAGAACCCCTATAGCCTGTTTCTCCCTCAACACAATGTCTTGAGAATCCCAACTCCTGAGGATGGGAAGCTCTTGATGATTCACTATCAGGCAAAGCATCCTGAACTTATTGTCAGTGACACATTGATGCTGACTGATCTGGATCAGCAGATAGAACTACCTGATGTTCTGGACATTGCGTTTATGCATTACCTGTCTCATAGGCTCTATGGGGCAATGAATACTGAAGTATCTATTAACAGGAGCCGGGAGTATTACCAGATGTTCGAGGAAGAATGCAGAAAAGCATTTGAACAAGACACTGTAAAGAGTTCCCGGATCAATACCCCAGAAGACAAATTCACATCAAGAGGTTGGATTTAATCATGACAACTGTATCTTATCCCTATGGCACCAATGACACCTTTGTAGTGGACAAGGTTTTGGGGTCTTCCTATCAGACGGTTAAATATGTCGCCAGCAACATGCATCTTGTGAAGCATGTGTCTGACAATATGCAGTCAGTATTTACAGTAGCTGACAACATTAAGGATGTAAGTGCAGTTGCTCAGGTGATTTCACAGATCACCTCTATTGCATCTAAGTTGGTTGAACTGCTTGAGGTTCATGAGAAGCTTCCTGAGTTGATGACACTTCATGCCCATCTGGCTGAGTTCATGGAACTCTATGATCAGATGTATAAGTTCCTTGAGTTATATAACAACAGGGATAAATGGTATGAGCTCCATGAGAAGAAAACTGAGTTCATGGCTCTTCATGACAAGCTTACGGAGTTCATGGAGCTTCATGACAAGCTGAACCAATTGATGGATTTGCATGGGATCAAAGATCAATTGATGGTGCTTCATGCAAACCATAGCAAGTACATGACGCTGTATGGTTCACACAGCAAGTACATGCACTTGTTTGATAACAGGCAGAAGTTCTATGAGATATATGACAACAAGGATAAGTTCTATGATCTTCATGCCATCCTGAATGTACTGAATGAT